CACTCAAAGACTTCAATCTCTTGCATTGCAGGGTCATCTGTCTGAGTTTGGTAAGGTTGCTCACCTGCTGCGTAACGAGCCACACGCTCTGGTGTGTACGCTAGTGCATCACCCATCTGCAAGCCTTCTACCTGCTTCTTGTTAAACCCCATAGCCACCAAGGTGCTACGAGTCAACATCTGCCTGTGGGCTACAAAAGGTGAGTCAGCAATAGTTCTAGCCTTCTTGCTAATCAAGAACTCCTCTGGAGGTACGTTCTCAATCGTTACTTTGCCTGACTTTTTCTTTTGCTGCACCACAACATTTGTAGTTGCTCCCATCACGGGAACACCCATAGGGTCTATAACTGGCTGACCATTAGGGTCAAATATTGGGAATTCTGTCGTATCTTGCTCGACTATCTCCATAGTCTCATCACTCATCAGCATTGCTAACTCATCGTTAGACAAGTCAAAGTAACGCTCTTTAGTAATGTCTTCTTTGTCTTCCCAATATGCTTTTAGGATGCCGTTCTTTTGTAAAAGTGCATCCTTGAACCAATCATGGAGGATGGACACGCCTTCGTTGTCCCTGTTAAACACCCAGTTGCAGTAGTCTGTAGCTTGCTTGGCAGAGGCTTCATCCCTTGGGCCTTGTGGCTCAAAGACTACGATATTGTCTGAGCCTGTAAAGATACGGACTAGGCTAGGTAGCGCACCATCTATCGCTTCTGCCACTTCTCCAGTAACGATTTGAGACTTTCCCTCAACTTCATTACCATATGGCTGTCGTAGATAAGCCTCCAGAGCCTGTTTGCGTTGTTCAACAGTTTCGCTTTCAATAAATCCAATTGCATCGTCAATCTCTGCTTGGATTATCGACATTAACTCGTTCTGTGCCATGCTTGTCCTTTGGAGGGCGTCCCATTCTGGGTTTATCCAATTTTAACTCATTTACCACATTTTCGAGCATTTCGATACGTTTTTCAAGTTCTTTTACTTTAGGTGCTAAATTTACACCCTGCATTGATACATACATTAGACAATCCATTTCGGAGTTTTGTTAATAGTTTTGCCCCAACCTTCAACACCTTCATCCAGAGCAACAGCGACATATCTCCAAGCGTCTGCTGCGTGACTGTTTTGGTCATGTAGCGGTTTCTCAGAAAACAGTTTGGTACTTTCATCAACATCGTAGCGATAATGCCTAAGATTTTGTAGTCCATCAGCGCAGTTTGTTGCATGGAAAAACGCTCTATCTAATAGCACCCGAGCAGCGTCAATTCCGCTTTTTACAGAAATCATTGGTGTATTTCTTATTGGTTTGCCTAATCCAACAAGAATTTCATTGATTGATTTACCAGTTAAATCTTTATGTTTAGAGTCGTGTGGAATCCACCAGTTACTGTAAATATATCCTTTATCTTGTAAGACTTGAGCGTAATGGTGTATTGTTTTTAGCCTGTTTTGATAGAAATCAATAACTCTAATTTCACCGCCAGCAATGACCTGAACAAACCATATAGAAGTCATGTCAGCCCACCCCAAGTCCCAAAAGGTCTGAACAGGAATAGACTTATCAACAATCAAGTCACGAATTCTGTTTTCTTCTTGAACTCTGCGCAGTTCAGCACCATACACAGCACCATCAAGCATTTGCCTTGTATGGCCTTCCCACACGTTTAGGTAGGAATCCACATCCCTAGCTTTAAGTTGCTCTAATTCATCCTGTAAGACTTCGGGAAACCAAGGGTTGTCGCTGTGATTAACTTTAGTAACGATTGCATTGTTTGGAGGATTTAAAACAAACCTTTTGTAAGTTTCATCAGTATCCAAGTTTGGGTTAAACGTCACCCATATTTCAGAGTTAGTCTTTCGGATTGTAGGTATGAGCGTTTCCCATGATGCTTTGGAAACTGCTTGTCCTTCCTCTATCCAACAAATATCTACACCCTCAAATGACTTGATAGATGTGACATTGTGCTTTAGGCCAACAAAGGAGAACTCAGAGCCATTGTTGCCATAAATTGCAGTTCTTTGAATGTCAAACAACTCAGCTACACCCATAGCTTTTATCTGGTCTGTCAGCAAAGCAATAACAGAGTCAGAAATGGAATTCTGTAGTTCACGGGCGCAAAGTATTCTGATTGGGTTTTGCATCGACATTGCAATCAATGCTCTAGCCACACTCCAAGACTTAGCAGAACCACGCCCACCATACAAAATCTTGTATCTCTTTGGCTCAAACAGGAATCCTAGCTTCTCAGGAAAGTCTAGTTCAATTTCCATCAGAACGCTTCAGATTGATATTGATACCGCTAACTTGGATAGGCCCACCACCATCACCAGATAGCTGAACAGATGCCATGTCAGGCATTGACTTGCGCAACAGTATCTCGATGGCTTTCATTCGAGTAATGCTTAAGTCGTCACTTAATCCAAGTGCATGATTTTGCAAAACATTTAGTAATTGACTTACTTGAATCTTTTTGCGTACATCTTCCTGATGAAGTTTGTTTATTGGTCTTCCGACTTGTGCCATTTTGTTTGACTCCTCTAGGGTTGGTCAAGGTTAAGTAATACTTTATTCTAACAGACTTGTAATCTCTTTACGCTTTTCTTCGTCTAGTAGGCTTGTTGCTGGTAATAACGGAGTAGCAGCAAATAAGGGTTGACCCTTAGATGTTCCCTCTTTCATTTGAGGAGTAATGTCTAAGTAACGGATAGTTTCTTTTGATGGACGCTGCGCAGGAATCCCGCTTGCATCCCTAGCGTAATCTGTTGTTATCTGTGTCTCACCTACGCTTGCACCATACTTCTTGCCGTACTTATCCAAGAACTTAGGATAAATCTCGTCATAGTATTTTTTCATTCCCTCGCCACCAACGCTTAAATCTAGTCCAGTAAACTTAGTGTCTGCATCAGCTTTCATTACTTTGTCAGCAATGTCCTTACCAATGACTTCACTTAGTTTTTTACCACTAAATTGTGTAGAACCTGCGCCATAGCCAGTAACAATGCCTTTATCATCTACCATCAACTTAATGCTTGTACCTGATGTTGGGTCAATTCTTACAGACCTTGAACCATCTTCATTAACCATTGGAACAGCAATCTCATCTACCTGTTTGCTTAAATCAAAGCGTGACGCTTGTTGTTTACCAGTAGTCAAGCCTATACGCTCATAACCATTGTCGGCAGCGTACTTGGTTAGTCGCTTTAGTGCCAACTGATACCATGTGTCTTTAAATGGTGCGTCAGGCACTCTAGCACCAACAATAGACGCTTCGTGTCGAGTCATAATGTTGCTTAACTCTGCTTGCTCTGATGCTGTTAGTGGCTCTGACTGGTTTCTTTGTTGGTTTTGTAATTCGACACCACGCTTATATTCTTCTGGGGTAACTTTTTCACCATATACACCTGATTTATTTTGATAGCCTTTTTCCCTGCCAGCTTGATGCCAATCAGATTGAATTTCCTCAACCAATAGCATTTTCTTACCATCAGCATCAATTCGGTCATTGACCCTCATGTGGGCTAAAATGTTTGGCTCTTTAAAATGACTTGACAAATAATTACTTTGCGTAGGGGCTGGAATTTTTTGTATCCTATTCCATTCAGCATCAGCTAAGTTATAAGCCTCATAATCTTTTGCTGTAGGTGTATAACCTTGCGTATTTAATAAATTATGCGCTTTTTCTCGATTTACCAATGCTTCACTTTTAGCTGCTCTATGTGCTTTTAACGCATCATCTGATGCTGCTGGCAATGTTAACAATATTTCACGATAGTTCTCACCACCAGCTAATTGGTATTTTTGGTATCTTGTAGGTGTTGATTCTGGAATTACATAATATGCGTTTGCCTCAGCGTCACGCATTTCTTGCAATTTTCTTAAACGATTGTCTGTGCTTTGCAAAACTTCTCTAGGTGTGTCATATCCATAAGAATCCATGTCCTTATACAACGCTTGTATCTGAGGCTCATACTTGTCAAAGATTTCTTTTCTTTTAGCAATGCCCATTGGGTCTTCAGCAGCAGCTTCACCTAACCGAACTTCTTGAACATCTACACGATTGTTAGCCAAGAAGTCTTGAACCTCTTGTTTAGTAACATTGGGTTTGTCTCTCAGGAACTCATCCAATCCTGTGAATTGCAGTTCTTCCTTCTTAACATCAGGTGCTTTCATCAAGTCGTTAATGAAAGACTGACCAGTTCCCTTGTTTCTACC